ACCTCCCAATAATTGATAAAAACCAATTTCTTTTTTTAATTACTTTGAATGAAGCAGGAATTGTAATAGCTCCTGAATCATTTTTTGCAACTTTAAGTACGCTGAACTTTGGAAGTTCAACAGCCTTAACAACTTCTACACGGTGGTTGTATGGCTTCACCCTATTAAGGTGTTGACACATTGCCAACGCTTGTTGTTGTGTTCTACGCTGAGAAACTAAGTTCCACTTTGCAGACTTAGTTGAATAATCAATCCCGTTGTATTGGGTGATGTGATAAGCGAAAGTCATAATTTAAAAATTAACTTTTGGATAAGTGAACAGTAAGTAAAAGTATTACCTTTTACTTGTAGGCTGTCCTATATCGTGAAGTACTGTTTGACGAGTCAGGAAAGACCAGACCGAAGATCTAAGCCCTTGCCGTGTCCTCTGGTCTCGTGAGTGGTACAGCCTAGAAGTAAAAGGAATGTCTGCTAATAAGTGAGCTTTGCCAGTTTGCTATTAGCAGTTATGAAATAATTTTTTAGTGGAGCGTGGCCTCAGTTCCTACCCGACCTTAATTCGTATCGGTGACAGAGCGTACCTGACGCAAGTGACAGCCCAATAGCTCCACTATCAAATTATTTGTTTTTCAAGTTACATTAGAATATTAGCGTATTATTTCCGTTACTGTCAAGCCTAGATGACATCATATGTGCAACTAAATGAATTGGCACACTCCCTCCAGAATCGCTTCAGACAGGCCAAATTTCTTAAGGTACTAATACACCAGAGTGATATTTCAACGGCATCAGAGCGGCTTCTGGCTACTTTAGAGCGTATTATGGGGGTCAGGCTGCAAAATTTTTTGCATATATACCATGTCGGGTACTATAAATATATTCTCTAAATCTTCGTTACTTGGTTTCGACTTTGATTGATAATTCAGGTGCTTGAATATTAACTGTCTCTACTGACTCTCCGATAACCTTGCCTAATGAATCTAATATTTGTGCTGCTGTCTGTAATTGACCTTTTGAAACTGCTTTATTAAATAGTCTGACTCTCATTGCTTGAAGTCTTGGAAGCATATTTTCTCTATCTTTCTCCCAATCTTCGTTATTCCATTGCTTTACTCTGCTCCAATCGCTCCAGGCGGAAGTTTCTGCAATGCCTTCAATCTTTGCGTGTTCTAAAACAAGTTGCCTTGTTGTTTTCCCTTCTAGCTGACGGGAATATAATCTTTGACTTCTAGCTTGAATATGCTCTTTTGTATTGCAAGCAAATTTAGAACGTCTTTTTCTTTTTTCTTGTTGTTGTTT